GAGCTCCAAGTCATCAACACAGAACGCAGCACGTATGAAACAGTGCTTGCGTCGTGACATGTGTGACGAATTCGACCGCCTGAATCCTTACGTCCCTCGTTGGTCCCCGCTCAAACACGCTGAGTACGTTGATCGCAGTGTCACAGAGTACACTGCCACTCGCACTCAGGATGCCGTGTTATCAAAACTGGCAGCCCATGACCCGGAGCGTACTGGCTCGGACATCAAAATCACCCTCAAGAATCAGGTCATCAAGAAGGATGAGAAGAGGCACAAACTCGAGGCTATCCCTGGACAGCTGGTACACGAGTATGACATTCAACAGACTTTGGCTGACGCTCCATTTGCTCTGTTCCTGGAGGATGAGCTTATCGACGCTTTTCCTCCTAACTTCATGTTTTACAGGCGCATGAGTCCTCAACAATTCATCGACCAATATAAGGCTCGCTGGCGCGCTGACAATGGTGTGTACACTTCTGACGTCACTCGCTGGGACGTCGGCTGTGATGCTGGAATGTTAAACTTTGACGTCCACGTCATGCGTCGCTGTGGCTTTCCAGCAGACTATGTCGCCTCTTACATTGAGCGACGCTTGTCTTCACGGAGCCAGCACGGCGGCATGGGTACAATGCAAAATTCAGGTGACCGATACACTTGGTCACTCAATTCCATTCGTCGCGCCGTCGTGACTTCGCTGATCAATCATGTCACTTGTGAAGACACTGTGGCAATCAATGGTGATGATAGTGCCATCGACAGGTTCGCTAGCTCTGACGTGTTTCCGGACTCACCTTGGGTCTTTAAGGATCAAAATGGCATGCGTGGTGAGTTTAGTGGCTTCGAATTGGGGGGTAGCGTGCCAGAGTATTCTGCAGGTGGCATCCTGTACCGTACCATGATTTTGGAATCAAGGGATCCATCTGCGGCTGACAAGTGGGTGAATTACCTCGGACTCTTGGAGTTTGCCAATCATGACACTCCTGAGGCTGCCGCCGTTGCCTTTTCAGCAGAGCGACACTTGAGTCCCGAACTCTTCGGCCGGTACCTTCCGAAGTCGTTGCGTTCGTTGTTTCGCAACAAAGTCTGGTTTAATTGATATTGTGTTTTGTTTCCTTAGTGTGTTTCTTTAGTATGTTTTGTTTCAGTAAT